CAGATGTGTTCGTTGATCCTAGAGGCGCTGCTGGTGGATCGACAGTCGTAGTCAATGTGGCTGGGTCAGTCACCACATCCCAGAACCTTATTGACGAGATTCGTGGCGGGCTAAACGTAGCTGCACTCTCTGGCTCATCCGCTAACGTAGAACGCAGAATCGGCGGCTGGTAATGTCATTACCCGCAACCATCAACGTATCCTTCGACTTCTCAAGCGGAGCAACCTTTAATAGCGGATTTGTTATAGGAGACCCAGCCTACGGAGTCATTGGCGTTAGCAGCTTTGGTTCTGATGAAACAATTATCCCTGTAGTTGATCTAACCCCTAACGTTTACAACATCTCTATCAACAGAGGGCGCAACATCATGCGCGATACCTACGAGGCTGGCAACGCCACAATCCGAGTGCTAGACCCTAACTCTGACTTCAACCCACAGAACACAGCATCGCCCTACTTTGGCAAGTTAGCGCCGCTCCGCAAGATTCGCGTATCTGCTACAACTGCAACTACAAGCTCATGGCTCTTTAGCGGTTATGTACAGGATTACAAGTACACCTACCCACAGGGGCAAGAGACTGGCTATGTGGACATCATTGCTACAGATGCTTTTCGCTTATTTAACATGGCTAACGTCCAGACAGTTCCAGACACAGCAGCAGGGCAGGATACAGGCACACGCATAGGCAAGATTCTGGACTACATCGAGTTCCCTTCTTCGATGAGGCAGATTTCGACAGGGCTTAGCACCTGTATCGCTGATCCTGCTACAGCCCGCACAAGCCTAGAAGCCATGAAGAACGCAGAGTTCTCCGAGGGCATGGGCGCTTTCTACATGGATGCAGAAGGTACTGCCATCTATAAGAACCGCACGGAGGTAGTCCAGTCAATCGGCACAACTGCTACCCAGTTTAACCAGACCACAGGTATCCCTTACAAGAACTTACAGTTTGCCTTCGATGACAAACTCATCATTAACGATGTGACCTTTACCCGCTATGGCGGCGGCACAACGCAGGAAGTATTCGATAACGATTCTATTGCCAAGTACTTCCCACACAGCCTAAATCGTCCTGACCTTGTGGCACAGACAGACGATATTGTCCTAAACGTGGCGCGTGAATATGTAGCAACCCGCAAGGAAACCACCATCCGCATAGATGCCATGACTGTGGACTTACTAGATGCGGCAGTACCAACAGATACCATGATTGAGCTTGAGTTCTTTGACAATGTAGAAATAACAAATGTCCAGCCAGACGGCTCGACTATTGTGAAGGTTCTACAGGTTCAAGGGCTAAAGTGGGATATTACTCCCAACAGAATGACAGCAACAGTAACAACTCTTGAACCTATTGCGGATGGCTTCATCGTTGGCAGTAGTCTTTTTGGTATAATCGGCACATCTATATTGAGTTACTAGGAGAAAAATGGCAGCAGGACTAGGGTATATCGAGTTTAATACAGGAGACGTGCTTACGGCTGCCCAAGCCAACGGATACCTCGCCTCACAGGTGGTGATGGTCTTTGCAAGCGCAGCGGCTAGAACTTCTGCTATCGCTAGCCCACAAGAGGGTATGATTTCCTATCTTAAGGACACCAACTCAACCGAGTATTATTCAGGATCAGCATGGGTGGCAATTGGTGGTGGTGGACTTTCTTCGCCTTTGACCACTAAGGGCGATATCTGGGGCTATTCAACTACAAACGCTCGGATTCCAGTAGGTACAAATGGGCAAGTTCTTACAGCAGATTCAACAGCAGCTACAGGAGTGGCATGGGCTACAGCAGCAGGTGGTTCGAGTTTTGCTGGCGCGTCTGCGTGGAAAAATCCTCAACAAGCTATTAGTAATAACACTACGACAGCCCTTAGTTTCGAAAGTGAAAATTTTGACACCAATGCTTTTCACAATAATTCAACTAATAACAGTCGTTTTACAATCCCTAGCGGTAAAGCTGGTTATTATTTAGTTACTGCCTCAGTTGCTTTTGCTGCTAGCAGTACAGGTATCAGGTCGGTTTATGTCTACAAAAACGGAGCTAATGCTAATTATACTAGTCAAGTTGTATCAGCAGCGTCAGTTTATACAATATCAAACATTAACTACACAATAAACTTGGCTGTCGGTGATTATATTGAGATATTTGTGTATCAAAATTCAGGCGGTTCTTTAGACGTAGTCGATGGTGTAAATTATACAACAGCAGCAGTCAGTTTCTTAGGAGCATAAATGTCATTATATGAAAAAATTGTAGAAGCATATCCAGAATTAACCGACACCGATTTTGATCCAGCAGTAGGTTCTATTTTGCTTCGTAATGATGCAGACGTAGCAGGCGATTACATTGCAAAGTGGGATTATTCTAAACCAATTCCAAGTGGTCTAAAATTAGGTAAATGATTCCCAAGTTATGCAAGGCGGGGCAACAGTTGAGGCTTCAAGTCGATGATAGTTACCCAGACCGCGATAGAACCTCGGACGGCTGGATTGGCGATGTACGTCATTCGGCACGTCCTTCTGACCACAATCCTGATGCAAAAGGTATCGTCCGAGCCATTGACATTGACAGGGATTTATCTGGCAAGGCAAAGCCAGACCTCATGCCTGACCTTGCAGATCAGATACGACTCTACGCAAAACGTGATAAATCAAAACGCATCAGTTATGTCATCTTCGCAGGTCGGATTGCATCGCCTCGCATGGGCTGGCGCTGGCGCAAGTATTCTGGAATCAACGCGCATAATTCTCATCTGCATTGTTCTTTCACTAAGAAGGGCGATTCAGATGATTCGTTCTTTAATATCCCAATGATAGGCGGCACAGCATGAACATGAAGAACCCAGCAATCCTTACAGCAGGCGCTTTCCTAGCAGCGTGGGGTGCATCTAACTTCGCACTCGACTATCGCTCAATTCTTTGGGCTGTACTAGCAGGCGTATTCGGGTACGCGACTCCTAAGCGATGACACAACAGGACTTTTTCGCACTTTACTTTGCAAGCCTAGGCATACTGGGTGGCTTTGCTGGGTATGTCATTACCCATTTACTCTCTGAAATTAAGAGACTTAATTCGCGTGTCGATGAGATTTACAACATACTTCTAGACCGATAATAAAACCATGGCTAAGAAGAAGGTCATAGACCTAGACACTTACAACGCGTTAGATCAGTACGCGATTTCGATGCACGAGTTCTACAAGGCATTACGCAGAGCAGGATTCGCGGTGGATATATGCCTAGCCATAATTGTAGAACGTAGCGCATACCCTGATTGGGTTCTGCCAGAGCTGCCTAATCGCATAGACAATATCCCCTACGAAGATGAGGATGACGATTAAGCGAATCGTAATACTGTCAGACCTGCAAGTGCCTTTCGAGGACGTGCATGTCACACGCAACATCGCTAAGTTCTTACAAACCTTTAAGCCAGACCAGACTGTCACCATCGGCGATGAGATTGACTTTCAGACCATAAGCAAGTGGTCAGAGGGTACACCTCAAGCCTACGAGCAGAGCCTTGGCGATGATCGTGACCGATGCGTAGAGCTTCTTTGGGAGCTAGGGGTCACAGATTGTTTGCGTTCTAATCATACGGATCGCTTGTACAACATCATTATGAAAAAGATTCCATCCTTTCTATCCTTGCCAGAGCTTCGCTTTGAGAAGTTTATGAAGTTCGATGAGCTTGGCATAACCTTCCACAAGAACCCAATGGCTATTGCACCCAACTGGATAGCAGTCCATGGAGATAACACACCAATGAAGCAGCTAGGTGGCTTGTCAGCCCTTGAAGCAGCCCGTAGGCATGGGAAGAACGTCATCTCTGGTCATACCCATAGGGCAGGGCGTAGCGCCTTCACAGAAGCCTCTGGAGGGCGTTTAGGGCGTGTTTTACATGGAGTTGAGGTAGGTAATCTCATGGACTTCAGACAAGCCTCATACACCAAGGGAACGGCTAATTGGCAGCAAGCCTTCGCCATCATGTACGTCAAGGGTTCTAACGTCCAAGTGGACATAATCCACATAGAGAAGAACGGCACGTTTATTGTGCAAGGCAGGGTCTATGGACGGATTCGCTAGTCCAGTCTTTGAGGATGAAGACCCTTCTCAAATCGTTATCATTTCGTTATCTAAAAAAGGTGGATGTCGCATAGTCCTGATGTAATACTTCTGCTGTACCCGATCGTCGGAGTACAGAAGGGCTCAAAATGACTACAGCACAACGCGTTCTATTCGATTCACTCGGACTTAGCACATCAGATTCAGAACGCCTTATGGCAACACTTGACACAACCCTCGATGGCTCTAAGTGGTCAGAGGCTTCATACACCCAGATTGTCCGCACAGCGCAGACCTTGTTAAAGGTAGGTGCATAATGACAATTGCACAGCTCATAACCTTAGCCTTGGTCTTCGGATCATTCGCATTAGGTCGCTACTCTGGATACCACGATGGCTACGTTAAGGGGCGCAGAGCAGTCCGCCGCTACTACGAGTCACTAGAGCGAGTTAGTCGATGAACGCCCGTGATTACCTCAACGAAGCGCGAGCTACTATCCAAGACCGAGGACTTGATTACGGACACCCTAGCGACAATATGCAAAGGACAGCCGCACTCTGGGCTTCATACCTCGAAATGCCTATTACTGATTATCAGGTGGCGATGTGTATGGCATTGGTCAAAATCGCAAGAAGCATGGAAACTGCAAAGCCAGACACTTACATCGACCTTGCGGCGTACGTTGCCATAGCAGGGCAACTACATACAGAGGAGAACGAACTCTATGTTTAACCTAGAAGATTACGAGACAGTAGAAGAACGCCTAGTTAAGTTCTGGAAGGATCACCCAGATGGTCAGATACATACAAAAGTCCTTGAGCATACTACTTCTAGGTTTATCGTTGAAGCTAGTATCTATCGAACTGAAGCTGATCCTAGACCTTGGACTACTGGGCTCGCTGAAGAAACGATACAAGGGCGTGGAGTTAATGCTACGTCTGCCCTTGAGAACTGCGAGACCAGTGCGATTGGGCGCGCATTGGCTAATGCGGGATATGCAACTAAGGGCAAGCGAGCATCTCGTGAGGAAATGAGTAAGGTAAAGGCTAAGGTCGAAGTCCAGAGCATTGTGCAAGAGACCAAGGCAAAGATGGCTACAACCGCAGGTGAATATGTGCCAGTAGCAAAGGAAGATGATCCATGGACGATTCGAGAGACAGCACCAGTTCAAACTATGGAGCAAGCGGTAGGGATGGTCAAGGATGTCCTTGGTGGCACTCCGACATGCGAGAGCTGTATTCATGGTGCGCGTGTATGGAAGACAGGAACTTCTAAGGCTGGTAAGCAATACGGCATGTGGAGATGTCCAGCAACCAGTACTAGAGATATGCCTGGAGGTCAAGTGCCTTGTGATCCTATCTGGTATGAGATTGACAAAGAAACAGGTAAGTGGAAGCCACAGGTGAAACGTGGGTAAATTATACTTTCGCAATATGGATGATGAGTGGGAGCAATTTCCTACAGATGAGCAGTTACAAGCTGCACGAGAATCAGCATGGGAGTTACAGAAACTAGGCTTTGCCATTATCTGCCAGTTATGTAATACCCCACCAACAGTCTCACAGATTAAGCAGAGAGCATTGCTTCAGTCATGGAAGTGCGACAAGTGCGGCACATTAAACAGCGCAGGTAAAGCATGAAACACACATATAACTTCCAGTCATCCTTTGGTTGGACTAATTGCGATCTATGCGATAACGATGTGATGTGTAATGAATATCAGCGTGGCGATGGGTTAGTAGTCTGGTTGTGTAAGAAGTGTGAAGATATAAATCACTTATGACACGACACAGGAAAGACCGAGGCTTTCGTACCGAGCGAGTGGTTGCAGCCTATCTCTCGCAATGGTGGAGAAGCGCAAGCGTTGGTCGAGGGGCTGGCAAGGATATACACAATGTTCCGTTCGACATTGAGGTAAAGGCTAGAGCCGACTTCCAGCCCTTAGAGTGGTTGCGTCAAGCCACCAAGAGAGCGTCAGTTTCCAATGAGCTGCCGTTCGTGGTGTGCCGTATGAATGGACAGGGTGAAGATGCTTCCAAGTATCTTGCTTTCATGCGGTTTGGTGACTTGGTGCAATTACTTCTACCAATGTACGGAG